GGCAAGGCAAGGCAAGGAACCCTATGCAGGAGACCCGACATGCACGCGGCTCGCGTGGAGACGTCCGAACGACTGCGACAGGTCATCGCCTATCTGCGGTCCCGCGGGGATGACGGCGCGACGACGGCCGACATCCTCGCCGCCTGCCCGAAGTGCAAGGCGGTCTCCGCGGCCATCTCGGAGCTGCGCGCGCAGGGCTCCTGCATCGACTGCGATATGCGGCGGGTCGATGACACGGTCATCGCGCGGTACAGGATTCGGGAGGTCCAGCATGTCCATTGAGCGCATCGGCGCGAAATTCCGCAGGATCGTAGACCGGCGGGCTGGCCCGGTCGTCGCGAAGGCGGACGGCGCGCGCGGCCTCCACCGCGGCGGCGGACCCAAGATGCAGGGATCGATCTGCTCGGCGTGCAGACACAATCGACATTATGCGTGCTACAGCTATCGGTGCCAGTGTCCCGTGTGCAAGAAATAGCGGGACGGTGCTTGACTTTGCTGAATCGTGGAGTACACTCGCACAATCGGGGGCGTGTATGAAGTGCCAGAACACCACGCGCGGGAATACGTGCCGACGTCGTGCCGCCTCCGCAGCCGCGGGCTGGAGGATCCGCCCCCCCCGGATAGCCATCCACGACCGGCGGCACGGGGGCGGCATCACGTCGGCCGTTTCCCGGCACGCCTCCGACAGCATCGAGTGGCACGACGGCGTCATCCGGGGCGTGATCCACGGGCCGCTGCCGAACAAGTCCAACAGCCGGCGGCTGGTCCGCGTCCACGGGCGGATGATCGTCATCAAGGCCCGGGACGCCCTCGACTGGCTCGCCAACTTCCGCGCCACGGCGCGACTCTGCGCTCCCGCGCGCCTTCAGCCGGAGCCGGCCGGCACGCGATGGGGCCTGTATGTCGAAGTCTACCAGGCGAACCTCCGCCGCGACCTCGACATCGAGCTCCTATGCGACGCGTTGCAGAAGAGCGGCGTGATCGTAAACGACCGCGCGATCTGGGAGAAGCACGCGATACGGCATGTCGACAGGGAGAATCCGCGGGTGGAGTTTATTTTGAGGCGGCAAACCATTTACGGAGCAACGCCATGAAGCGCCTGATCCTTCTCGCCCCCCTCGGGGCACTGGTTGCCGGCTGTGCGTCCGTCGGAGTCGATGACATCTCGCGAGCTGTGGGGAAGCCCGTTGAGGTGCGCTATACCAAGACGTCCGAGGGCTACATCGTCCACGGAGGCCGCGTGACCGTCGTGCTGCATCCCGGCTGGAAGTGGGAGCCCAATCTGTACCACATGGGCGCCATCGCCGCGCTGGCCGCCGACGCCAGCGGCAAAGAGCGTTCGGAGGTGGCCGACGCGCTGGGCCTGCCCGAGTGGGCCGTGGACTACGACCCGGCCGACAACAAGCGCACGGCGACCCGCGACATGGCCCGCACCGAGAACAGCTTGGGATCCTGCCCCGGCACGACCACGCCGGGCTGGCCGACGCACTACTATAGGCGCGCCCAGTAGGAGCACATAATCGGGGATCTGGATGGGAGACCAAGCCGTGACCCAAGGCGCAGCGTGCCCGCACTGCGGATGCACCGAGTGGCCGCATTCGTGCACAGGAGGCCCAGCCGTGAGCGACCCGCGCGACCAGCATGTGCGCGACCTGGAGGCGCAGATAGACGCGCTCAAGGCCGAGGTGCAGCGGCTCACCAAGGAGAACAGTGCAGCGCAAGGAACGAACGGAGGCCAAGCCGTGACACTCCGCCGCTGGTTTCGCAAGCAATTCGGTGCGCTGCCGCCGACTGACGCGCAGATGGAGCGCCTGTACGGGCGTCTCGACGAGGCCACGTGGAAGCGCATTGAGGCGCAGCACCAGGTCGATCTCGCCGAGCGCCTGCGTGCCCAGTGGCGCGCGGCGTGCTGTGCGGACGCCAGGATGCGCGGCAAGGCCAAGCAGGAGGCCAAGCCGTGAAGAGCGCCGCGATCCGATGCCTTCTCTGCGTTGCCGCAGCCGCCCTCGGCCTGGTCCTGATCTACGAGGTCGTCGGCGACCAGCATCCCGGCTACCTGATGATCGGAGCGCTTGCGGGGGCGGCTATCGTGGATGCGGTGACGGGGGGCGGAAGGGCGCGATGAGAAGTTGCATCTTGACATCGCACGAGACAGGGGTACAATGTAGGTGGAGATGCGAAGTGGAAATCCCCCTCGACGCATTCTGGCTGACTTCGGGCGCGTTCGCGGACACCCCGCGCTTCGCATCTCCCCCCGCAAGTCGGCCAGGGTGCATCAAGGGGGATAATTTTTTGGGTGGTAGATGACATACAGAAAAAAGCTGTCTGATCCCCGGTGGCAAAAACTGCGCCTTCGCGTACTGGATCTGCGCAGGTGGAAGTGCGAAAAATGCGGAGCGGAAGACATCGAGTTACAGGTACATCACAGGGTATACATTCCATGCAGGATGCCCTGGCAATACGACATCAATGATCTGTATGTTCTGTGTGCGAATTGCCATCACGACGTTACGAAGCTCAAGGCCGAGATTGATGACTTGATATGGCGAGGCAGCATGGACCGTCAGTTTGCGACGGCGCGGTTTATCGCCGATATTTTGCAGGGTCGACATGACAAGTGGATAGCAGAGAACACGGGGAGGATCCATGAATAAACCTCCCGCCTTCCAGTTCTACGTGTCCGAATACCTTTCATCTCTCGACGTTCGCACCATGACGCGCGAGCAGGAGCTTGCTTATCTTCGCCTCCTGATTCATCAGTGGGATGCGGCGGACTGCAGGCTACCAGATAACCCTAAAATCCTGGCCGTGATCGCCCGCATGACCGAAGAGGAGTGGCTCACTGACGGCCTCCAGGTGGCCAAAAAGTTCAAGCGGAAGGGAGGAAAATTTTTCAACGAAAAATTATTGAGACAACATTGCGCCTTAATTGCCTACCGGCGGGCTTGCAGGAAGGGTGGCGTCAAGGGAATGTCTAATCGATGGAACGGCAAGAACATACGCGATAACTCCCCTTATAACTCTACTAATAAGGACCCTATAACCACCTTTATAAGGTCGGATAACACTCTATCTCTGTCTCTTACTCCTACTCAAACAACAGCACAACAGACTCCTACAACAGACAAAAAACAGCAACAGCAAAACAGAAAAACAGACCAACGTACTCAAACGGCCAGCGATTTATCTGCTGCTGCTGCTGCTGCTGCTGCCACAACGGACCAACAGCCAGCCGTCAACATCGACGCCATCGCGGTCAAGCCCATGCGCCGATTCCTTGAGCAACTCGGCTTCCCACCGAAGATGGCCTTGGACTGGAGCGTATCCGCCACGCCACACCAGCTCTGGGCCGCCGCAAAGGCGTCCAGGACGAAGGACAATCCGAACGGCTACATGCGCACCATGCTCGAAAAGGGACACTCGCTTCCATGTCTGAGTGGCGTTGAGCGGAGCGAACTCGAAACCTACCTTCGGGAGAATCGGACATGAGCGGCAACGACTACTGCGAACGGTGTCACTCGACCGGATGGGCTCCCTGCGTCGTCAACTGGCGCGGCATTCACACGACCGCTGTTCGCGAATGCGCATGCCCGTCCGGCCGCCGCATAACGATCGACTGGAAGGGCGTCTTCCGCACGCCCACTATCTTCGTGCGCGCATCCGGCTTCGCTGAGACCGTCTGCCCAGCATGCAGGGAGGTCCACGTCCGCACCAGCGCTGGATGCTCGGCCTCCAAGCCGCCCCGCAACCCCATCCCCGTACCCAAGTCCCGCGAGGCCGTGGTAACATACGTCGAGTGCCCTCCCGCGCCGCAGGACCGTGCCGCAGGGGTCGAGAAGGACGAGGAGCCCGCGTTTTAAAATCGCTCAGATTGCGCGAGGATTGAATATGGCGAGAGAAGACACTCGAGAAGGTACGGAGGACCAGTCGGAGGGTTTGCGTTGAAATGCGGGGAAACTAAAACGTTAAAGTGCCATGTTGATATTCGGTGTTGTTATTCAGCGTAAATATTTGGGGGAATCAAAATGGGTGCCGTGACCGACATTGCTTGGACCGACCGCACGTACAATCCGGTTTGGGGATGCACTCGCGTTTCGCCTGGCTGTGCGAACTGCTATGCTGAGACGATGGCCAGGCGGTGGGGATGGAACATCTGGGGGCGCACGGCAGATCGTAGAACATTTGGAGACAAGCACTGGATGGAGCCTCTAGTGTGGAACTCCGAAGCGGAAAAGACGGGGACCGGAACCAAGGTGTTTTGCGCTTCGATGTGCGACATATTTGAGTCTCACGCCACCACCAGGGCTACATTGCCTCGGTTGTTTGATCTCATCCGCAAAACGCCGCTCCTTACGTGGCAGCTGCTGACCAAGCGTCCAGAGCGGATCGCCGACAGCCTGCCGGCCGACTGGGGGAGAGGCTACCCGAACGTTTGGCTTGGCACTACCATCGAGTCGAATGAGCAGGCGGACAGGGTGAAGGCGCTCACGCGCAATCCGGCGGTCTGTCACTTCGTCAGCAATGAGCCGGCACTGGGTCCATTGGACATCGACCTGTCCCACGTAGAGTGGGTCATACACGGCGGGGAGTCTGGCGCACACTTTCGCGAGGCTGATCCCAAGTGGGCGGAAACTCTGCATGACAGATGCAAGGAAAAGGGCGTCGCCTATTTCTACAAGCAGCCTTCCGGCCGGTTCCCCGGAGGCAAGGCGCTTATTCGCGGCCGAGTGGTAAAAAACTTTCCTAAGTTATAACATGGCGATAAAGAAACAACACGTTGACTTCGAGCGGAAGATACTTTTACGTCAAGATCCGCTCCAGTGTGCTCTGCCCGGGGCCGTCTATGTTCCCTTCATCGGCGACGGCGATATAGCGGCGCGGTTATACGGCAACCGAACCATATACGGATGTGATACCGATCCGGCCCGCGTTGCCGTTGCGTCGAGACGGCTGAAGGGAACCATCATAGAGGCGGACGCAACGATATTCCCGTTCCACGGCACGCAAGAGGTTTTTGCCGTCGCGGATTTTGACGCGTACGCAAACCCGTACGTTGCCATAGAATCTTTTTGGCGCAACGCCAAGAAGGCCGACACGATTGTTTTGTACGGGACCGACGCGCGCCGAGGCCGGGCTAAGATGGCTTGTGTGCTTCCGCTGCTTCCATCGGGTGAAAAAAAACTTCCAGGCAAAGAGTGGATGGAGGCATACAACAACTGGTGGCCCAATCACGTAAAGCCTTGGCTTCAGAAGTTGATCCATCCATACCAGATCGTCCACGAAAATTTTTATCTTCGCGGCACGGCAGGCATGCTGTACTGGTCCTTGATTGTGTCGCTGAACCCGAAGAATGCGCGGATCCCGAAGGTGTCGGCAAAAGTAACTCCGCATCGCTGGCTCAAGGGGCAATCCGGGAACCCCAGGGGAAGACCGAAGGGTCTCACGATTGGCGAATGGATACGCAAGAAAGGCGAGGAGTTGCACGGTAAAAACATCAGCGAGAAAGAAAAGGCGGCCGAAGTGTTCTGGCAGATCGTGCAGACGGGAAACGTGCAGGCTTTCTCTCTCTTGGTTAAGGATATCGACCCAGACACGCGTGCACAGGCGGCGAACATGCTGAACCAGTCTGTGGGCGTCCAGGTCAACGTCGCCCAACAGCAGGCGCAGGCCGGCGCGGCTGCACTCCCGCCGCCCGACATCGCGTCGGAGGACAGGATGGCCGAGTTGATGAAGCTGTTCGCCGAGGTCCCGGCGCTGCCGCTGCAGACGAAGGTGGTGTCCGTCGTGCCGGAGCCACCGGCGAACGGGGCAGGTGTACATTGACCGCCTACTACAACGAATATGACAAGAAAGCCGCCGCATGGTTGCGCGAACTGATCGCGGACGGCCTGATTGCTCATGGAGAAGTCGATGAGCGAAGCATCACCGAAGTTCAGCCAAGCGACCTTGTGGGCTACGCCCAGTGCCACTTCTTCGCCGGGATCGGCGGGTGGAGCTACGCCCTCAGACTCGCAAACTGGCCCGACGACCGGCCCGTCTGGACCGGCTCATGCCCCTGCCAGCCCTTCAGCGCGGCCGGGAAGCAGAAGGGCCAAGAAGACGAGCGGCATCTCTGGCCCCATTTCATGCGGCTCATCCGCGAGTGTCGCCCTGGCACGGTCTTTGGCGAACAGGTTGCGAGCGCGATTGGATTCGGCTGGCTCGACGGAGTATGTGCAGACTTGGAGGGAGAAGGTTACGCCGTTGGGGCGACGGTACTGGGCGCACACAGCGTCGGGGCGCCGCACATCAGACAGAGATTGTACTGGGTGGCCGACGCCCCGTGTCGTGACGGGAGGCGCGGAGAGCGCAGAGAGGAAACAGGAACTAGGCAGGACGAAGAGCGGGGGCGGGGATCTGCAAGCGGCAGCGCAGATGGTCGGCTGGCAAACGCCGACTGTCCAAGACGCGGAGAACAACGCGGGACCGAGTCAATGGGAGCGGAACTCCAAGCCGCTGAATGTCGAGGCTTACATGGCGGGCTGGCCGACGCCGATGGCCGGGACGAAGGCGACGGAGAACTACAACGAGGCGGGGAACACGGACAGCAGCAGGAAGACGGTTCAGTTAACCCGTGGACCACTTCCATACTCATCCCCTGCCGCGACGGAAAGACCCGCCGCGTACCGGCTGAACCCGATGTTCAGTTTGTGGTTGATGGGCTTCCCGGTCTCATGGGGCCTCGCTGGATGCGCCGCGTGGCTCAACTCAAAGAAGGAGTCATAGCCCATGTCAGGCAGACCCAAGCCAGTCCCCGAGAAGTCTTGCGAGCGGTGTGGTGTGATGCTTACGCGCAAGCGATACGGGGCGACGCTGGAGGACCGGACGCGGTTCTTGGCGCGAAAGTATTGCTCCTTGCATTGTGCCAACTCGCGAGGGATTCACACGCTGAATTCAACCTCTCAGCACGAGATATCGCAGAGATCGGTCAAGCCTCAATGCGAGTCCTGTGGCAAGAACCGCCGGCTACATGTCCATCACTTGAACGGGAACTGGCGGGACCACAATCCAGCGAATCTTCAGACGCTTTGCATCGCCTGTCACTTGACGTTGCATCGGAGATTAGCGCGCGAGAGAGAGGCGCAGTTGGCTTCCTCGGAGGAACGAATCTGTTCCCGCTGACCGCAGGGATTTCCCCCGGCCGCGCGGGCCTCCTGCGGGGTGCGGGCAATGCAATCGTGCCGCAAGTTGCCGAGGCGTTCGTGAGAGCGTATCTGGATGCGAACGGCAAATAAACCATGAACCCCTGCACCGTCAAATTCCGCACGACGCCCTACATGCGCTGGGGTGCGCGCGGCGTTTCCGCCAAACAGGAATTCATGCTGCTACTTGACTTTGTTGAGGACGTGCTCTATGGTGGCGCTGCGGGCGGAGGGAAAAGTCACATCCTCCTGCTCTGCGCGCTGCAGTACGTGGACGTCCCCGGCTACGCGGCGTTGCTCCTGCGGAAGACGTACCAGGATCTGAGCAAGCCCGGCGGCCTGCTCGACAAGGCGAAGGACATGCTCATCCCGCAGGGCGTCCACTACGACGCGCAGGAGAAACGCTTCCGCTTCCCGACCGCCGGCGCGCCGGCCTCGCTCGTTTTCGGCCACCTGGAGAACCGCGACTCGCATTACCAGTATCAGGGGCAGGAGTACCAGTTCATCGGCTTCGACGAGTCTACGCAGATCCCTGAGCACCAGATCCGCTACCTGCACTCGCGCCTGCGACGCTTGGAAGTCAGCCCCGTCCCGCTGCGCTTCCGGCTCGCGTCGAATCCAGGCGGCGTCTCGCACGATTACCACCGGCAGCAGTACCTCGACAATCCGATCCGCGGCCGTCGCATCTACATTCCAGCGCGGCTCGAGGACAACCTGTATCTCGACCGCGAGTCCTACATTCGCCAACTCGAGCACCTCGATCCCATCACGCGCGCCCAGCTGCTCAACGGCGACTGGACGGCGCGGCATGCGGGAATGATCTTCAAGCGCGAGTGGTTCCCCATCGTCGAGCACGTCGGCCCGAACCCCTACGCCTTCGTGCGCGCGTGGGACCTGGCTGCATCGGAGAGCGATACCGCGAAATACACCGCGGGCGTCAAGGTCTGCCTCGACCACACCGGCATGCTCTACGTCGTGGACGTCGTGCGCTTCCGCCGGACTCCCGGCGCGCGAGACCAGATCATCCGGCAGACCGCGGCCATCGACGGGACCGAGTGCCGGCAGGTGGTTGAGCAGGAGCCCGGCAGCGGCGGGATCGCGCAGGCCGAGACCCTCAGCGACATGCTCTGGGGCTTCGCCTTCGAGGCCGCCAAGCCGACGGGCGACAAGTTCGTCAGGGCCGGCCCGTTCGCCTCGCTGGCCGAGCGCGGCAAGGTATGTCTGGTCCGTGGTGCGTGGAACTCCGCTTACCTCGATGAGCTGGAGCGGGCCAACCCGTCCGAGTCCGTCGATGACCAGTACCTCGACCAGATGGATGCCAGCTCCGCGGCGCTCGAGGCGGTTCGAGGCCTTCGCCCACCGGCGGTCGCGCATCGCGAGAAAGAGCGGCACGAAAAGTATTTCGAGGACCGAGACAAGCCTGCGGGCTTGTTTGAGGGCTATCGCCCGGCTGGCGGTCGCGGCCTCTCCATGTTGGAGTAACCCACATGTCCCTGCCACTCGTCAGTTCGATGTACTCGCCGGCCTACGATTTCTACGTCAACGCGCTGCGCTCCGCCGCCTACTACGGCTACCGCGTCTACGACCAGGACTACGGGCTACAGCAGGACCCGGACCTGCCGGAGAAGATCCAGCGCGACCCGGTCATCAAGGCCGCGTATGAGCAGCGGCTCCACAAGGTCGCAGGGAAAGACTGGACCGTCACGGCCGGCAGCGAGGACCCGATTGACAAGTCCGCGGCCGGCATCGTCCACGACGCCCTCGACCAGATCGCCCGATTCACGATGGCCCGCTACGAGCTGGCGAAGGTGTCGATGTTCGGCCGCGCAATGCAGTTCATCAAGGTCGAGAAGCGGCGCCTGTCCCTCGGCGGCTTCCCCGAGATGGAGTGGGAAGTCCCGGTGGCGCTCAAAGACATCGACAAGCGGCGCTTCGACTTCCAGCCCGTCGAGCTGCCCGACCCGAAGACCGGCCAGAAGAAGACGATCATCGTGCCCAGGATGCGCAACGTGCTGACGTCAGTCTGGGAGCAGATCGCGCGGCCGGAGTTCTACGCCTACGCCGTCTACGACGACGAGGAGGCAAGGCTCGGCTACGGCCGCGGTCTGAGCGAGGCGCTGTACTTCTACTGGCGCTTCAAGTGCATCGCGCTAGAGCAGGGGCTGCAGGGCCTCGAGCGGTGGGCGCAGGGGCTCCTCATCGCCAAGGTGGACGACCTCCGCGTCGGCAGCGCCGGAAAGAGCAACACGGAGATCCGCGACGAGTTTATCGACGTTCTGAAAAAGCACCGCTCGCAGCACGTCATGGCCATCGGCCCGAAGGACGAGGTCACGGCGGTAGAGACCACCGGCAGCGGCCATCAGCTCGTCATGGAGATGATCCGATATCTCGACGAGGCTCTGCGCGTGGTGATCCTCGGCTCGACGCGCCCCTCCGGCGGCGGCGAGGGTGGCGCCTACGCCCAGGCCAAGGAGGAGGCGGAGACCACCGAGAGCCTGATCGAGTACGACCGCATCCTGCTCGACGAGACGATCACGCGCGACATCATCGGACTCTTCTGGAAGCGCAACCGGCTGCAACTCTCCTCCATCGGATTGCAGAACGCGAAGATGCCGCGGTTCGCGACCGGCGCGGAGAAGCGCGCGGACCCGAAGTCCACCATCGAGATCGTCACCGCAGCGCTCGCGGCTGGCATCAAGCTCAAGGCCTCCGAGGTTTACGAGCGGATCGACTTCACGCAGCCCGCCCCGACCGACGATGTCATCGAGGGCCGCGCGCCCGCCGCCCCCATGCCGTTCGGCGCGATGCCGGGATTCGGCGGGACGGAGGACGTGCCTGGCACGCAGCCGACGCCGGGCGTAAACCCGCCTGCCAACGGTGATCCATCGGAACCCAATCAATCGGAGGCCCCGCAGTGAAGACCTACGCCGGAGTGATTCAGGGCTGGGGCGACTGCGTCTGGCGCGCGGAGACGATGGAGAGCGACCCTCTGCATCTGTGCTACGTGACGCGCGTGCAGGTGTCCAGTCGCGGCTTGTCAGCCGGGCCCGTGCCCGTCCTGGCAGAGAAGAGCGCGGCGGTGATCGTGACGCGCGACCGCGTCCTGTCCTTCGCCCCGGCGCTGGACAAGGCGGACGAACTCATCTCGGAGGCGTATGGTCTGTCGAAGATCGTGACTGGCGCGGCGGTCGATAGCGTGGCGCGGAAGCTGGCGGCGGAGGCGGATCCCGCGAACATCCTGAGGCTCAACCCCAATGCTCCTCGTTGATGGCGCGTGGGATTGCCGGCGGTGCTTTGTTGTCGGCGGCGGCCCGTCCCTGCGCGGGTTCCCGTGGCATCGCCTCGAGGGGGAGCTCGTCGTCAGCGCCAACCTGTCGTGTCCGTACCCGACCGTCTCCGTCACGACCGACGCGCGCTTCGTCCGCAAGATGCCGCGCGGGATTTTGGAGAAGTGGCTGACGTATCCCGGCCTGCATGTCCACGTCAACCGGCAGTTGCAGGCGCGCGTGCCCGGCGTGGAGTTCGTCCAGCCGTGCAGCGGCTGGTCCTACTCGCTCGCCGACGGCGTGATCGCGCAGAGCAACACCGGCTTGTCGGCTGTCAACCTGGCTGACATCCTGCGCGCGACTCCGATCTATCTCCTCGGGTTTGACATGAAGGGCGAGGAGTGCGACACGCCCCGCGGGCGCCGTGCGCTCACGGCCAACTGGCACGACGCCTACCCGGCGAAGTGGCGGTCGAACGCCTGCGTATACGAGACCAGGTATATTCCAGACTTCGAGCGGCACGCGAGGCGAGCCGTCGGCCGCATCGTCAACCTGACGCCGGGGTCGGCGCTGACGTGCTTCGAGGTCGGGCGAGTGGAGGACGTGCTGAAATGACCAAGGTCCCAGCGAAGACCCTCTTCGTCTCCTACTTCACGCCCTCCTACCGGGAGCAGGCGAAGCGCCTGACCAAGAGCCTGGACCGCCTCAACCTGGAGCACCACGTCGAGGCGATGGAAGCGAACGACGCGATGACGTGGCCGGACTGGTGCCGCCGGAGATCCGCCTTCATCGGCAAGTGCCTTGCGGATTATGCCCCCGACGCCGTCTGCTGGCTGGATGCGGACTGCGAGGTACTGCGGCGTCCCGACGTCCTGATGGACCTGCCGACCATGCGATACGACGTTGCCGTGTGGCCGCGGCCGTCCGGCGTGGTCGGGGGCGTCCTGTGGGCGGCGCAGTCGTCCGCGTGGTTCTGGTCGATTGTCGACGGCATGACCGACCGCGACGAGGACGCGAGGGTCAACGCGGCCCTCCGGTACGTGCGCGAGAAGAAGATCCCGCTGCGCGTCTACCCGCTCGAGCCGTCCTACCAGTACATTCCGTGGCTGCGGCGGCTCGAAGGCCCGATGCCGCTCAAGGATGTCGTGATCCTGCACTACGCGGACGAGACGCGCCGGCAGGCGGAGAAGGCGAAGATGGGGAGAAGGGGGAGGAGGTAGACCCATGCAACGTAACCTCTTCATCACGTCCTTCGCCACGCCCGAGTACGCGCAGGGCCTTACGTTGCTGCAAGGCGACTGCGAGCGGCTCGGGATGATGCTGAACTCTCTCCACGTCGAGGCCATGCCGTCCTGGCACGAAGCGACCCACTTCAAGGCATCCTTCATTGCCTCATGCATGGCGAACATCTCGACCCTGCCGATAGACGCGCTGGTCTGGATCGACGCGGACGCCCGGCTGCGGACGTTCCCGCGGCTCCTCTTCGAGATCGACCCGTCCGAGTACGCGATGGCGTACCACCGCTTCCGCGGGAGGGAAGCCCTGAGCGGGACGGTGTGGCTGGCGAACTCCGACTTCGGCCGGCGGATCGCATCGGCATGGGTGGCGCAGAACTCCCGCCGCCCCCGGCAGATCGAACAGCGGAACATGGAGATCGCCGCAGCCCGCGTCGACGGCGCGCGCATCCTCGACCTGCCGCCCGAGTATTGCTGGATCTACGACCTGTCGCGCAAGCACTACCCGGACGCGCCGGATCCCGTCATCGAGCACTTTCAGTGGTCGCGCCGAACACGGCGCAGGAAGGAGGCGTAGCATGCGATTCGGACTGCTGTGGCTGGTCGCGTTGATGGGGGCCGGCTGCGTCGGCGACGGCGACAAGAGGCTGATCGACCAGACGCGGCAGGCCGGCGGCATCATCGAGGCGGACGAGGCCCTCCCGCCGGCCACGCGCGCCATCGGAAGCGACGTGCGCCAGAACTCCGAGCAGTTGCAGGCCTCGCTCGGCGCGCCGGAGGTCTCCGAGCCGTACAGCGCGACGGCGTCCGCCGACGCCCGCGCGCAGTCGCAGCGGGAGAAGTCCGCGCCGCCCGGCTGGCTGTCCGGCATCGTCTCGCTGGCCTCCCCGTGGGCGCCGTGGGCGGGGGGCGCGCTGGCCGCCGTCTGGGGCGTGGTGTCGAGTCTCGGCCGGCGCAACACGGTCAAGAAACTGAAGGCCGTCTACGATGGCGTCAACGCGGTGAAGGACGAGGTCGGGAACGGCCAATACGCGGAGGCCGTGACGGATGTCATGCGCGAGGTCGCCGGACTGCATGGAGTATACAAGGAAATCAAGGCGGATCTATCGGAGATGCGCAAGTGAACCCTCCCGTCTGGGTCGTCATCCCGACGCGCAACGAGGAGCGGGCCCGGACCGCCTGTCTTCGCTGGACGGAGCGCGGCTACAAGACCTTCGCCATCCTCGACGACGGCACGCCGTGGGAGTGCGGGGCGCACCGCCATCAGTATGTGACGTGGACGGGGTATTGGGACGTCTGCAACGCGGCGGCGCTGGACCTGGTCGAGTCGGGCGCGGCGCGCACCGTCGTGCTGGCCGCCGACGACATGGACCCGGACCCGAACTACGCGCCGGACGTCATCGAGAGCGAGTGCTACGCGCGGTACCCAGACGGCTACTTCGTCATGCAGCCGTGCGGCGACGACCAGCACGGCATGGACGGCGTCTGGCGGATCTGCGGCAGCCCGTGGTTCGGCGACGGGTGGATCCGCTCGGCGTATGGAGGGCGTGGTCCGTGCCCGCTGCCCTACCGGCACTTCTACGGCGACGAGGAACTCTTCAACGTCGCGAAGACGCAGTGCGTCCTGTGGCAGCGCGAAGGCCTCTCGCACTTTCACCACCACTGGTGCCGCAACGACGAGCACAAGACGAAGCGCCTCGACTACCAGCGCGAGAACTCCGACAAGTGGTGGGAGCACGACAAGGCCCTTTTTATGTCCCGCATGGCCGCGGGATTTCCTGGGAGCGAACGCGCATGTACGACAAGCCGCCCGTCCTGAGCGTCCTCATGTGTGGCGTGCCGGAGCGGTTCCCTCTGCTGGCCGCGCTCTACGACAAGATCAATCAGCAGGTCGCTGCGGTCGGCCCGGAGAAGGTTGAGGTCGTCGCACTCATCGACAACAAGCACCGCTCGCTCGGCGCCAAGCGTCAAGCCCTCTTCGAGCTGGCCCGCGGCGAGTATTTCGGCTTCGTCGACGACGACGACAACGTATCGTGGTCCTACATCTGCGAGGTGCTCATCTCCATCGACCGCACCCACCCGGACGTCATCTGCTACCCGGTCGACTGCACGATCAACGGTGCCTACGGCCAGACGGACGTGTCGATCAAGCACGCGGCGGACGAGGAGTGGTCGCCGCGAGCCGGAATCAAGCGGCGCCCCGGCACGGCCCACGTCTGGCGAAGGCAGATGTGCGTCGACGCGGGGTGCAAGTTCGCGGACCTGCCGGGTCGCGAGCACGACCAGTTCTTCCATGCGGCGCTGGCGGCGGCGAAAACGGAACACCTGATCGGGATGCCGCTCTATTCCTATCGCCACAGCAGGACCACGACGGCCGCGGTGCAACCCACATGAAGATCATCTCGATGGCGCTCTTCGCGCTCGATGAGGCGCGGCATTCCGTCGCCAACAGCGGGCGTTGCTGGTACTACGGCTATCTCCCGGCCGTCGTGCGGGCGCACCTGTCATGCTTCCCAGGATGGCAACTCTGGATCTACCACGACGCGTCGATCTACAGCCATCCCTACGGTGAGGTGCTCCTTCGCCTCCACATCGCCGGCCACATCCGCCTCATCTACGCCGGCGAGGCCTCGCGCGTCTGCGAGGCGATGCTGTGGCGATTCAGGCCGTGCTGGGAGCCGGACGTCCAGTGTGTCGCCCCGCGCGACGTCGACGCCCTGCCGATGCCGCGCGACTTCCGGGCGCTCGAAAAGTTCTCGGCCAGCGGCAAGAGGCTGATGACGATCCATGACAGCGTGTCCCACTGCGGGATCATGGGCGGCCTGTCGGCGTTCAACGTCGAGGCGTTCCGCAGGACGGTGACGGCTGCGACATGGGAGGACTGGATC